TCGAAGTCATCTGCATCATCGGTTCTGGAATTGTGTGCCATAGTGGACGGTCTCGATCCTGAAGGATCTTTCTTGCGTTGCATAAAGAAGAACCAATTCCTTCTCTGTTTTGTTTCCCTTGGTTCTTCCTTTCGTGTCCCTTCGTGGTAGATGCTATCTCCTAACATAGATCAGAAGATTATGGGGTTGACTAAGTCTAGATTTGCCGTCACCGTCCAGATACCGTCTGCACGGGTCGCGGAGTAGCCGTCTTCAATCCTCATGGCCCACTCCGTCAGTTCGGTATTGTAGGGGAACCGCAATTCGATCTTGCACTGAGAGGCCCCATTATTCAGATTGGTGTGGAGGAAAGTCTTGAAGGAGGCAAATTGAATCGAGGTGAGCACCCAGGTAACCGCCAGTCCAGAATAGGACCTCTCAAACCGCGATCGTCGCGCGATTAGCGTTCCTTTATCCTGGGACATTATCGTGCCATTACGCGGGTTCCCTGAGTAGTTAATTGATGGGAGGGGCAGAGCCGCCGGCCAGGTATTGTCGACTTGGAGGATCATTGTTTCCCTCGCTTCAGACCCCAGGTCTGCTCCATGGAACGGGGAATGTCACCACGACCATCGCGAACCTCTGAACTGATCTCACTCCTCAATCGGCGGAGGACAATCTCCACTACCTTCTGGTCCCCTTCCTGCCTCTCAGTAACCTGTGGTTGAACGTCTGTGTAATTGTTGATGATCACCTTCGTACCGCCACCATCCAACTGGTCATTGGAGATGATGGAACCGCTCCGAGATGGTGAGAACATTTCTGGTCCGCGTTCCCCTACCAAGAAGGCCTTACCCGGAGACACTGGACCTCCCTCGGCCTTCTCGCCTCCAAACTCAAGCTGGACAGATTGAATGGTGGAGACGATATTGGCAGCGGCCGCCACCACCGCAGCAACCGCAACCAGGTTAGCGGGGAAGGGTAGAGCCAAGGCGCCGGCGACTCCCTGCTGAATCTTGATGATGGATTCCGCAATCGCGAAGGCCTTAGAGGCTGCAAACATGACCTTATAGATGGCGGATTGTTCACCGGCCGCGGCTTTCGTCGCCGCAGTCAGAGCCCCAAACATCTCTTGACCCGCTTGGATCAAGATCATGTTCTGTGCCATCTGGAGCTTCTTGACCTGTTCATTATAGGCCTCGATGGCCGCGGCTTTCCTCTTCTGAACTTCTTCGGTCAATTCAACCTCCTGGTTGCCCAGATCCTCCAAGATCTTCAGCTTGTCTTGGTTCATCTGGATCTCATTAGAAACGGCCTGGGCCTGTTGACTGAATGGGTCGAATAGTTGAGTAGCAGTTCCACCTCCCCCTTGCTGCAAACCGGCTCGCTGGAGCATCTCGATGGCCTTGCCGGCTTCCATTTGCCCGCCTTGTCCCGGTTGGATGGCCTTCATGAGTTCCGCAGCGGTGGGGGTGGGACCGCGGAGACCTCCCTCAGGCAACCCCAGAGCTTTGAGGAGCTCATTTACTTTGGCCGAGTCAATCATCTTCTTGACCTGGCTAAGGGCATTGCCCACCTTAGTGGTCGCTTGCTCCGCGGCAGTCCCTATTCCCTTCAAAGTATTCACGATGGCGGTCGTGGGTGGCTTGATTGCCTCGGCCGCCCCTACCGAGGTCTTCACTAATCCCTGCCATAACTCATCATTGGTTCCCTTGACCGTTTCCAACATTCCTTGAAGCTTCTCCCTGACGGTATCAACGAAAGGAACGGTAAAGTCATTAGCGATCTTCTTCATCGGAGCCAAGCCCAACCGATCGCGAATGGCGGCCGGGAGCAGATCAATCACCTGGTTGACCGATTGGATCATGAAATTGAAACCGTCCACCACGACCCGGATGACCTGGTTGCTTATCAGCTTGACCAGGTCTAGGAGGATAATTTGAAAGGTGAGGGTCTGCTCCATCAGCTTCAGGAACCCCATGAGGAGCACCTTCAGGAGGTCACGGATGCCTCCAAAGACGAACAGAACCGCCTTAGCAGCATAGACCAAGGCTGTCCCCAACACGCTAGCCGTTTCCTTGATAGACTCATTAGCCGCTGTCCCTGATTTGGCCATCTCTTTGAGCTCATCGTTCAGCTTGACGAGAGTGGGGGCCAAACCTTCACCAATGGTGATGAGAAGGTCTTCGAAGAGATTCTTAGTGATGGTGAGCTGGGAGGAAAGACTAGCGAGGTTCTTGGAAGAGATCTCCTCCGTCGTCCCGCCCGCCTGGCGGAGGGCTGCCTCATACTCACGGATCCTTTGCGAGGTCCCCATCAAGGCCAAGATGGCTGATAAAGAACGGTCTTGGAACCCCATCATCGCGAAGGCCATTCTCCTCTCCTCAACCGTCGCCCCCGCCATCGCCTTCTCCAACGAACCCATGACATCAGCCAGATTGTTGATGTTCCCCTGGGCATCAAAGACGGAAACCCCCATCTGGTTAAACATATCCCGGTTCTCAATCGAGGCCCTCTGCAAATCACGAAGGACGATAGCCAGCGCCTCACCTGCTGCGGCTCCTTTCAATCCCTGATCGGCAAAGGTGGCTAAGACCGCTACTCCCTCCTCCACATCTTTGTTCACCGACCGCAAAGCCGCGGCCGCCTTGTTGGTCAGAGCCTCACTGAATTGTCGAATATCAGCATTGGCGAGGACGTTCGCCTTGCTTAAGACGTCGGAGACCCGAGTCATATTCTTCAGGTTCTCCGTCGCATCCTTTGATCTCAGCCCCAGAGCCGATTGGGCGTCGGCCAACAGGGTAGTGGCGGTCGAGAGATCGAACATGCCTGCGGTGGCAAACTTGGCTACCGCCGGTAGGGCCTTCATCGATTGTTCGGCATCCAGACCGGCCGAGGCCAGGAAGAAATAAGCCTTAGCCAACTCCTCAGCAGATTGAATGGTCTCCCCAGACATGGAGCGGGCCAGTTCGGCCATGCTCTTCTTGGTCCCCTCTGACAGGTCCCCCATGATGGCCAATGACTCCGTCATGGCTTTGTCGAACTTCACGAACTCCTTGATGGCAACGAAGGCCACGACCCCGAAGGCCGCCGCCATCCCGGCAGCCAGGGACGCCGTTGTCTTGAGCATGGCGGCGGAACCTGAGCTAACTGAGAGCTCCGCCTGCTTCATTCCTTTGACCAATCTGGAGGAATCCGCAGTGAGACGAACGAAGAGGGTGCCTAGACTCCCGCCACCTAATGCGTCTCCGATAGCCATACGTCAATTCTTTCCGATATCCACATTCAGCGCCTTGGTCCAGGCGCGCTTTGATTTCTCCGTCCGATCTTGAGACTCTTTCTGACCGAGCAGGAAATCCTTGACCTTGACCGAGTTGGGGTGCTTAACAAGACTCCGGCGAACCTCGGTGGCAATCTGTGCCAGGTAGAAGTCCAGCTTCGTCTGGCGGCGCTCATCCCAGCCCAAGTATTCAATCCACTCAAGAAACTCGGTATAGGTAATTCTCTCCTTCAGTTCGTCAACTGGAAGGTGAAGGTGGGAGGCCACCCTATACCAAATGAGCCTCTCACCCGTCAACCGTTTTTTTCCGAGTCTCCGGGAGTGCGAACCAGTTTGTTGAGTTCCTGGGCCGCCTGGAAGAGTTGTGTCACCACCGAGGCTGGCCATTCCTGCACCTCTTTCTCGGTAACCAGGGTACCATCCTCTTTCTTCAGACAACAGACTAGAAGCCCGCTCTGGAGACCCTCAAATTTCTTGACTCCAGCGATCTGACCTGATGGATCCAACCGCATCCTCCCGGTCAGACTGTCGAGATACCTATCCCGGACCGCGGCGCTCATCTCGTGAAGCGCCATCTTGACTTGTTTGCCTTCGGCGTCCTCAAGGACGACAGGACGAACCGTGGTTTTGAGGTTGAATGTGAGTTCGCTCATACTGGGTAAGGTTTAGACCGCCGAGGATTCAGCCGGGGCAGTGTAGATTGGAGCCACCTCGGCGCCGCTATCATCCACGTTGCCAGGTTGGATGTTGAGTGTGGCGGTGGGTTGTTCGCCTTCGGTCATCGCACCGATAGTGAATTCCTCCAACCACCCCCAAAAGACGAGTGTCGATTGGTCGGGGAAGGTCACCGTGATCAACTGGTTGATCCCAACCTGGCTCTGCACGACAGGAATCGCTTCCGTCGCGAAGGCCACTGTCACACTGACAGGGGTGAGGGATTTCAGTGCCCTCGGCGACATCGTTCGCCAAGTGACATTCCGCATGGTGGTGGTATCAATAGGGCCGCCCGCACTGATACCAGGAGGGGTGATTTCCTTCTCATACAATTTCACCGTGGGGATGTTCGCCAGGGTGATAATCGTCGAGAAGCCGTCATCGAGTCTTACATTACTAGGCATATGATCTGGTCTTTCTGTGTGGTTATGTTAGATGGGAGTGTAGGGGATGGGGGATCCTCCGTATCGAAAGTCAATATCAAAACTGAGGAGGTGGAACGGGTTGCTAGAGGCGGCCACCTGATACTTGAATCGGATGGTAGTTGACAGTCCAGCAGTCCCAACTAGGTCAATTCCTCCTGAAGGCAGCGACAGGGTGAGGTTCTTCCATTGACTTCCCACAGGGATGTCTGTGCCGAACTGAGTCATCTGTGTTGCGACTGGGAAGAGGCCACCCTCATCCGCGACGGAATACCAACCATCCCACAGGATGGTATTGAGAATGTTAAGCTGTGGCTGAACGTGAATGTGCGGGTGAATGATAGTCCCAGGTAGCCACGTGCGAGGTAGCTCGGCTATGATGTAGAGTGTATTGTTG